TAGTAATTTTTGTTTTATTTTTTTCATAATTAGGAATATCTTGAACAATAGTATTTAAACGATCTGCTGCCATTTCATTACTAGACATTGACATAATTCCAATATTTTCAGCTTCTTTATAAATAAATTCATTTTCAATAGGTAAAGTAGGAAACATATCTTTTGATTTAATGTAATTATACAATGCTAAATTTTCTTTAAATTTATCTAACATTCCTGGAGTTTTAAAATTTACATTATAATTTGTATTTAATTTAGAAATAACAGCTCTAGGTTCAATATTTTGATTTTTAAATAATTCCATTGCAGTTGCAAATTGAGGATTATTTATATCAGTTATATTAGTATCGTTAATTCCATATCTTCTAAGTAAAGCAGTTTCAAATAATTTTTTTTGATCATCATTTTCAAATGTATCAACTATTTCAAAATTAAGAGCTTTGTTTACTAATCCTTGTGCTTTAATATTTTTATCTACAATTTCTACAGCTTTTTCAAAATCGTTTTCTGAAATACCTGGCATATTATTAATTACATAATCAGTAGCATTTCCTTTACCATCTCTAAAATTATTAACATCTAATATTCCACCTGGATCTTGTAATCCATTTAAATTATATTTTTGTTTAACATCTTTTAATGCACCAACATTTTTACCATTATAATCATCATAAAGATTTTTAATTTTTTTAACTATTTCTCCTCTAGTAAATGGATCTTTAATAGATTCAGCATATTTTTGAAATATTGGATTATTAACATCATCTGGAGTTACAGGTAAATTATCATCTCCCATAGCATAATTTGTAAAGTAATTTATTCCATCTACTTTTCCTACTTTTTTCATTATGTTAAATACTCTTAAAGCTTCAATATCTATAATATCTGAGTTTAAATCTTTTTGAAGTTGAGTACCTTTGTATCTCATAGTATTAACTAAAGTTTCTTCTGCTGTACCATAGTTATGATTTAAGTTTTTAAATGCTACATTACCAATATGACTATTAATATCTAAAATACTTAAATTAGGATTTAATGTAATTGTATCTAAGTTAAAACCTGTATCTATTTTAAATTCATCTTTTGTTATTGCCCAACCTGTTAAAGCATCTTCTGTTTTTTTAGCTTCATAATTAGTTGTTGCATAATTCATATTAGCTAAATTCTTTTGAGCTAATAAGTTTTCAGCAACACCTTTAAATGCAATAGGTGTATTTGATAAAACAGTTTTTGAATAATTATCAATAGCATTTCTCATGCCATCTGGATCAAATTTAAATTTATCTTTTAATTGTAAATAATGATCTCTAGATTGTTGATTAAAATTAAATTGCCAATCTGCTTTTGCATCTGCTTCTGCTGTTTTTTGAAATGTACTAATAACATCTGCAATTGGTGCAGCTAATTCTGCTCCTATTGTTGTAGTTGGAAATTTAGGTATTCCAATATTATCAGCTACCGAAGCTTTTAAACTAACTGTTTTTTTACCTTCTTTTAATGCCATTATTTACTCCCACTATATCCTGTTGGATTATCTAAATATTGTGCGTATGAACCTGCTCCATCATATTGACCTTTTGGTGCTTTCATAGATTTAGCATAAGCTCCTGTTTTTAATGCTGCAGCTCCAATTTTTGCATAAGCTCCATACTCTTGAGCTTTGCCCATAACTTTAGTTGAATAAATTTGACTTTGTAATTTTTGTTCAGCTCTACCAACATTAATTTTTATATTTGTAATATCTTTAGCAGCTATTCTATCTATTTCACTTTGAACAGCTAAAAAACTTCTACTATCATCAGAATAACCAGAACCTGCTACAATAGCTAAATTTTGTTTTCTTTTTCTTTGAGCTTCTTCCATTACATCATTAGCATCTTGTAAACCTTTTAATTGATTATATTTACGTTCAGTTTCATATTCTCTAATAATTGCTTTATTAGCTGCTTTTTGAGCTTGTATTTGTTGATATGTACCAACAGCTGATACAACAGTACTCGCAACAGCTAAAGTAACAGGATCAGCACTCATGCAAAAACTACCTCCACAGACATTCCTAATATTTTAATTGGTAATGGATCATCTTGAGATAATGTAACAGTTGGACTTTTATCATATCCCAAAAAGAAAAATTCTTTTTTTTCAGTAACAGGTGTGAGGTCAGAACCACCAGTAAAATTAACTTGTTGGACTACTAAAGATTTAGAGGTATTGTCAGCAGCTTTGACAGTTAAATCTAAAGCAGAGTTAAGATCAATGATGGCTCTTGAAATTCTTCTAGGTAAACCAGTTAATGGCCCTTCAGCTAATTCTTTATCAATTGGCATAGTTTCAATTATTGGTGTGTAATTAAATCCTACATTTACACCAGATGCTCTTGGTGTATTTAAAGTAATAGTATCAGATGCCGAAACAGTAAACGCACCTAATGAACTATTTCCTTCAACAGCGTTAATAGATTCATTTGTATATATACCATTTACATTATGTAAAAAACCTTTAACTAAAGTTATTACTGCATTATCTGCAGGAGTTGCTGCTAAATTTTTATCTAAATTAAGATTATAAGATCCACCACCATTATTAGTAACAGCTTGTATTATATATTCAGTTGAATCACCTGCAATTGTAAATGTTTCATTAATTTGTGGATCTGAAGTAAATCCATCAACAGCTAATACAGATCCTGTTTGACTACCACCATTTACTAATGGCGTACCTCTTTGATTTACTGTTGATGTAGTTTTCATATCTAATGTATTACTATCATCATCTGCAAATAATTCTAGCGTATAAACTGTTGTATTATCTAATACTCTTTTAACAATACATACTAAATATTCATTTAATGAAATAATAGAATGAAAATAATCATTATTTCTAGTTTCCCATAAACTCCAACCTGCAATTTTTTCATCTCTTACAGAATGAAATACAGCTAATCTACCGGGATAAGTTGAACCATTATTTAAAAAGAAAGCATATTGTTCTGGTCTAGTAAAATTACCTTTAATAACTGCTATTTGTTTTGGACTATCAATTAAATGTTGAGCAAGAATAGATACAGATGTAGATTTATATCCATCTTCTATATCAGAATAAATAAACTCTCTTACAGATTTACCATTCTTTTGAACAAAACCTGCTGCTTGATCAAACATAACTGGAGCTGTTCTGCTAATACCATAAGGTGTTTGTCTTAATACAGATACATTTGCAGGAGTTATAGTATTATCATTTGCTCTTGGAATATAATATTCGCCACCATCTGTAAATACTTGTAAGTCTTTTCCAGATAGCATATGTCTAACTTCATTAACTTCAGAACCTGCAATATCTAAATCAATTGATTCATCTGCTGCACCTGTTCCAACATCAAAATTAAAATATTCAGATATTCTTGATGCTAATATTCCAGCAGGTCTAGATTTTAATCCACCTAACCATAATCTATTATTATGAAATGTTACTGCTTGAGGATAACCTCTAGCTGGAGAAATAGCTTCTTCTTTCCAATTATAATGTGGGCCAGCTCCATTAATACCAGCTTCTATAATTGTTGCAGTAACAACTGTTGAAGAAGTATATCCTGTAATTTGTAATTGTTTATCATCAACTAATAAATAACTACCAACATAACTAGATGTAAAAAATCCAACACTTGAAGTAACAGTTCTACCAGTACCAGTAGCATCAGTTGATAATGTTAATGTTGTATTACCATCTTCATATTTATAAAATGGTGTTGCTTTTTTATATGATCCAGAAACTACTATATCTTCTTCAATATCAAAATCAAATGCAGTAACAGTAAATGTTGATGCAGAAGATCTAAATATTTTTCTAGTTGGATTATCTCGATGAGTTATAAATATTGTATCTCCAAATTGAGCATAATTTAATTCAAACAATTGAGCTGTAGTCCAATTGCAGTTTGTAGTATAATTAGAAACAATTGCAGTACCACTTATATTGTAAACATCCATTCTATTATTAGATAAAACAATAATAGCTATTTCATCATCAGAAAATACAAATGGAATTATTCTACTTTCAGCAGCTAATGTAGCTAAATAAGAAGTTCCTGGTCTTCTCATTATTCCACCTTCTGCAAGTAAAGCAAAATTTCTACATTGTTTTGCACCATTATTATAAGCAGGAGTATCTATTCTGTTAGCTAATAAAGGATTAATCTCTCCAGAAGAAAAATTCGTTAATACAGTTTTTAATGTTCTTGCCATTATACATCAGTTCTCGTAGAATTTCTTAAGTTTATAAATCTAGAAGTATCAAGTTTTCTAGTTGTTACTTCAGAAGTATCTATGTTTTTAGATATTAAAAATTGTCTATCAGCTAATGCTTTAAACTCTCTAATCATTCCTGCATCTCTTGCAACTGATCCTGCAAATATAGAAGCTAATTCATATTCTAATGCTACTCTAAAATGAGCAGGAAAATAATCTTCTTCAACTCTATAAATATAATCTAATATAAGTGCATGATTAGCTCCATAAGTATTTACATAGATCATATCTTTGTATCTAGTATATGGAATAACATAATCATTAACTGTAATTGTTATAATTTGTAAAACGCCTGGATCAGCTGGTAACTGATAAGCATATTCATATCTGCCTGTTGGTGCTGTAGCTAATAAAGATAATTGTTTTTGATTGGTAGCAAATTTCCATCTATGTCTAGTCAATGAAGATTGAACAATATCTTCATAAACATTTGAGGCAACTAAAGCTTCTGTACTACCATCTGAAAAAGAAGATATAGGTTGAGCACCTATCATTACTAAAGCTCTTGCACATATATCTACTTTTGATGCTGCAATATTCCACTAATA